CTCCCATCTTCTTCGGCTTGCCACGTTGGAACCTGCACCATCGTCCGTCGATATAATTTTCGCTATCGAAACGGGTACCGTCCCGCTTGATACCGGGTTGCGACGCGATAAGTGCAGGCTGTTTAGCCATTACGGGTTCGCTATCTTCTGTCGAACTTTACCGTCCATCTGTCCGGCGGAGATATCTGGAAGCGGGATAGACGCACGAAGAACATTTAATTCTTCCCTGAGCGCGTCAACAATGGCACGATCAGACCTGTCATTGTTGTAGTTTTGTATCACTTGACCGGTTGCTTCAGTTTCCAGAACCACCTGATACTCCGCGTCCCTTGCCACCTGATTCGCGGTATAATCTGCGAACGCCGCGTCAAGAACTGCCTGACTAACACCGTGCACTTCAAGTTCATCAGTCGCATCGTGGAACACAACATTTGCCAACCCCTTACCTGCCAGATTAGCAATCGCCCCGAAATTGTGAGCACCCGTTACAATAACTCTAGCCATCGTATTTCCTTATGAATTATCAACCGCTATAAACATCCAGTTCTTATCTACGTTACCTGATCCACCCCCAACGCCCATATCTGGATTACCAAGTTGGAGCGTAAAAGAGTTAGCAAACCGACCTATTACCGTGGCAAGAATATGATTGACTGAATCAGCGGTGGTTCCTATACCCGTTAGTGTGATGATAAGATCGTTCACATCCGATAAACCAAGATTGTGAGTTACCGAGTAAGTACCTGTACCAGTGTTAGCCGCCGACCAACCGGCTGGTACAACTTCTCCAATTCCATTTGCTGGTATGAATCCAGTAAAGATGACCGCTCCGGCTGCTGCAAGATCCGCCGTGGTCAGTACTCGCTCGAATCCTGCTCCGGTTGCTGTGTTGTTAGCCTCAGCGCCACCACTCGCAGCTGGGAGTGTCCTGAAGACCTCGACGCCCACGTCGAACAACTTCACATCGTCGTCAGGATCAGCCAGAATAAGTACACGAGGAGTGCCTCCAAAGTCGTCCCCTCTAAACTCAATCGGCTGCCCATTGATGACATTCGCAATGTGCATCTTCGCTTCCGCAGCAGTCCAGCCCCAATCACCCTTCACATTCCCGTTAGAATCTTTGAGCTGAATTAGGTGCTGCTCAGTGTCACTATTGCCATCAGCAAATATGTCTACCAGACTCCCTATGGATGAGGCAATTAACCGTAATGTACCGGCAGGATTGAGACTGATGCTGGTAGCAGCCCCAGAAGAAATGTCGATACTTCCGCCAGCAAGAACGTCGATACTTCCGCCAGCTATAAGGTTTGTAATTCTAAGGGTGGTTGAAGCGGTAGGCTGACCGATCAGAGCCCTCGGAGTGCCGTCTGAATGTGCGAACTCAAGCAAACGAACTTCCGCATCTACGTTGCCGTCGCTTCGTACCTGTGCAACGCCGAGAAGTTCAGCCGTGACCCGCACGTTACTCGCGCTATCAACGAGTTGAGTAATATCACTGATCAGAGAAGACAACGTCGCCTTCTTTGTGATGTCTGAATCATCAATATCTTGGAATGCGATGAAGTCACCCGCAGCAGGGACCTCTACCGAGAGAGTGGTGTAGTCAAGGAAGACATCGTCGGGGTTGACACCGACACCTATTCCCGGCGCGACCTCAAACGTCCTGTCAGCTTGGAGAGTGCCACCACCAACCAGACCGTTTCCAGCGAACAGTTCTATCTCGTCGTGTGCAGCTTCCAGATTATTTCGCGCATCCGTCGGATTGTTTGCCCCGGTACCACCTTGTACGACCGAAAGCGGGAGCGAGATGGACGTGGCATTTACTGCATTGATCACATTGACAGCGTCACAGGAGAAAATTGCAGTCTGACCTTGCTCCAGTTCCGGAGCCCCTACCTGCGCAGGTGTCGAAATCGTCAGCGCGAACGCACCGGTCGTCTGGTTCTCACACCAGTACTGCTGCGTGGTGTTTGGCACGACGATACGTCGGTTGCCAGTAAGTGCACCTGTGAAACGATAGGAGACACGATCTGTATTCGCACCAGCAAGGACGAAGTCACCAGATCCCGGAACGGGGATCGAGACGAAGTCGAACCCGATAGTCGAAGATTGAGTGAACCCAATGGTGAAAAAGTCCGTGCCATCCGTGAAGATGAACGTACTGCCATTAGGCTCCAGAGTTATCATCGAAGCACCGTCAATCTGTCCCGACGGTGGCACGATGGTCAGTGTACCGGTGCCAGAGTTACGGATCATGAAGAACCAGTCGTCCAGAACTACGCCCGGATCAGGCAGATCAGCTTGTCCCGCACCACTTACCCAGATTAGACACTTCGCTCGGTCACCATTGACAACAGTGATCGGCGTTGAAGCTTCTACATCAGAATCGATCTTCTGATTGAGCAGCACACCAATAGCTTTGATACCTGCGCCTGCCAGTGCAGCAGCTGATGCAACAGAAACGGTAGCGCCCAGTTGGAAAGTTGACCACAAGCCTGCAACGGTCGTGTTGTCGGTAAGAACAATAACCCACTGCTCACCCGGCCCTATGGTCTGAATCGGTCCCCCGGTGTTATCACGCACGTCGAAATCATTGGAGCCCACGTTATTGATCGTGGCTTTGTTACCGGTGTTCGTAACACTGGCAGACGGCATGTCGATATTAATCGAGCCAACAGTCGCATCGATATCCAAGAAGTCCGCGACAACATTGCCACCTGTGATCTGCTGCTCAGTCGGCCACTGCAGCGTGATATCAACAGCCGTAGTGATCGAAAGGTAACTAAGCTGCGACGGGAAGATTAAGTCGCCACCAAAGACGTCAGTAAATGCCATTAGACAGACTCCCTCGTAACGTTCCTATCAACGATGCGCCTGATATCCTGCGCCTCGAGTATTGCAACGTCTTTCTCGTAAATAGTTTCCCAAACGGGAATGCGTTCATCGTTCTTTAAAAAGGGAGTCGCCTGCAACAGCGCACCATGAAGCAAACTATTGGGGGCGAAGTCTGTCGTCCAATTCGTCTGGTTCGTGTCGTCCAGCAGTGCAGGCAACTCCCAGTAGTTAACTTCAAATGGATACGCAAAATCAGCCGACGGCACAAACAACCAGTTGAAGTAATCGTAATCTCCATAGAATTTTGGCTGATCCCTCAAATCTTCATCCGGCCAATAACGTCGCATGTACTCGTAGGAACGTGCAAAAATTTGTGTCCGTACCTGCGTTGTTCCCACACCGATGTTGATAGAAATTGTGTCGCGCCATCGATCAGGTTTCGGTACCACAGACTGTCCGACGCCAAACGTGTCGGTCACGACCCGTACAAATCCCAGTATCTTCAACCGGTTCGCCAGCTCCCGTTCAGCCAAATTAATCAGGCTCGGGAGCTGGTCGAACACAGAGGGATCGACAACCGTGCCTCGCTCCAGATACCTACGCATATCTGAGAGGAGCGAGTTGAATGTCATCGAGACAGCCATGAATTACTCCTCGGTACCAGCCTCTATCGCAGCGATGATTTCAGCCTTCGTTGAAGAAGCAGCAACGGAGATCCCTCTCTCCTCTGCTATCTCGAACAGTTTTTCATTGGTCAGTTCGGACAACTCCGGCTCCGTCTCTACCTCCGGCTCCTCCGTTGCTGCAGCAGCTTCCTGAATGACATCGTGCGCAGCATCGCTACGACCACGAAGTGCTTTCCATTCAGCCTCAGAAGGTGGTCGGCCTTGTTTCGCCATCCCTTCCACCATTTTCGTGAACGCAACGAGGTCATCATGCGCTTCGTCGCCACGTGCCAGCACTTCACCCAGCAGTCCCAGTAATTCGGACGCTTCCTGTAATCTGACGCTGGACCCACCACCGAGTGCCGGGTTGTTGGTGACCAATGCAAGTCCGCGAATAGCTACTAAGATCAGTTCAATCATGTTCATTCCTCTGCGTTGTTAACTGCGATTATTAAGGTGGCAATTAGAGGCCTCGTTCGTTCGATCCATCCGTTTAGCTCATTCATGGTCCTTATGAACTTCTCCTCAGTAGTTGCACCTGCTTCGAATTCCACTCTGATCACTACAAATTCCAGCGTGGTATCTAACAGGGCATCTGCCACTGACTTTACTTGTGAATCTGCACGTGCAATAGCACGCACGGCACTGTCCGGGAGCCGTCCGCTGGCGACGAGCTTCGCAGCCTGCTCCTCGATGATCACGAACGTGCCGTACGTTGCGAACGCACGCTGCTCAATCGTTTCTGCTTTCGCAATCGGGCTTGCCCCTGCACATGCCTGCAGCAAGAGCATGATCGCGAGCAGGAAGTACATCTGAAACTGACGTACCCCTACGATTACGTAGTTCATCCTACTTTACCTCCTCCGTCACCCGATCCTGTGACTCTGTTTACCAAACGACGGGTCCAAATCGCTTGGAAGTCTTTACCAAATGTGATCGCACCACCGACAAGCAGGATGGTCCACTGAAGACCAGAGATGTCACTCAAAGAAGTGACTCCCTCTCCGCTCAATAGCGCCAACGATGCCGTCGCCAAAGCGATAAGAGTTGCGACAAGCGCTCCAATGATTGTGTTCATGTTATCTCCTCGTCTTCGTCGTATATTTTGATCCACACTTCTTCTGTCACTTGGGCGGGCGGCAGCGGTGACAGTACTTCCGTGATAGCTTCGTACAATCGTCTGTATGCTGCGACTGAACTGGTCACCTGACCTCGCTCAGTCACGTTTTGAACTTGACCGTCGCCAACAAGGATGCACCCGTCCGAATCATCATCCTTATTACCCACGTGCAGATAGATAAACCGAAACCCCGGTACGTCTTGGAGCCACAGCATCCCGCCATGCCAACTGAATCGTTTCTTGTACCGTGTGATCATGCCGCCTTCGTTACGAAGCTTGATCTGATATCGACCCGCTGGAATCCGGGTTTCGCCGGGGATCTTTGGCTCGTTGTGCTGATCCTCCAGCGCGTAGCAGAAGAATTTCTCCGTAACAAAGATCAGTCCGAGAGTAGACTCGTCAGCGCCGGAAAATCGTTTCAGGATGAGTTCCATCAGCTCGTGTCTGTGTTCGCCTGAAGAGCAGCCTTCGCTTCTTCGAGAGCATCCATCGTAATTTCTAGGTCTGCAAGATACAGCGCATCATCCGAAGTCCAATCATCCACTGGTGGATTGTCCCGACGGAATCTCAACCCGGCCATATCCCTTCTGGTCGAGTTGATTTCCCGCTGCAGCAGAGCGACGAAAGCAACGTTGATCGGGGTCACCTGTGACGCGACTGTCTGCTTGATCGTGTCCTGCATCTCTTCTGCCAGTGCATCCACCAGAATGGGCTGGAGGATGAACCAGAAAATAGGCACGAGTCCCGCGTAGGTGACAATCTGATTGACACCTATCCGACCTGCCGCTTCTTTGACTTCGGCCTTGCTTGCCACTTTTATTTCTCCGATGCCTCCGGAGCCCCTTCAGAGTTTCCTGACGATTCCACGGCAGCTGCAACTGCCTCTGCTACCTCCTTATTAGGGGGCTCCTTCGGTGGTTCCTCAGATTTAGGCGCGTCTGCCAATTTCACAGGAGTGTTAACCACCAACACCTCGTTATTAGCGATAGCCAGCAACAGCTGCAACAGAGTTCTTATCACTCCGCTGCTAGCCATCGGACCATCAACCTTTACTGCTCCGGGTGTGTTCAATAAGGTGACCCCTGCGTTAGCAGCCAGTTGGATTTGCTGTTGATTGAGATCTATTCTTGGTTGTTCCATTGTCTTCGCCCTTTAGTTTGCGCCGACGTCAATCTTGTCTCGTATTGCCGTCCGCAGTTGTGCGAATGTCAGATCAGGCAGTCCCTCGATTACGCGTAACACGTTGAACTGATCTATAACTAACTCCGCGAATGCTTTCAGAAGTAGTTCGTTGTCGAACCGAGTCTTCTCTTCCTCTTTATCCTTTGCGGCTCGCGTAGCAGCGATGACATCGTCAATGACGGTCTGCTCCGCCGGACTCGCCAGCGTGACCACGTCGCCAGTGATGAGCCAATACTTCTTAGGTTGACCTTGTACCGCTGACAAATCAGGGTTGATGATCCACTCCACCGTACTAAAGTTCGGAGTGTGAACTGACCCTCTGAATTCTTTCGTTGCTCTGTTGAGTACTGCTGCCATCGCTATACTCTCCTCCTGAAACTGAGTCCGCCACCATTTTCTACATACTCTGGGACAGGCGCACCAAATTCGCCTGCATAAGCAATTTCGCCCGGTCCTACATCAATTGGATTCTTCGCAGTCACGAGTATGCCCGACTCCCTGTCGTTCAAAAGCGGTCGGAGTAAAAGTCCCTCGACAATCCCATCGTGACCTTGTGCAGTGAAGATGGTCAACCATTCTTCGTCTGATAAAATCCTGTCGTAATATCGCACATCTGCTGTATCAACATCTTGTGTGTTGCCACCGTCGCTAGTGCCGCCGATTCCAAAATCTTCAGCATCATCAAATATTGTACCGGGATCATTTAATGTTGCTTCTAATACCCCATTCAACCAAAGACGCTGGTCAGTGCCATCAAAATCTATGCCCGCGTGAAACCACGTGTCGAGCGGAATAGCTGTGGTACTTACAAGAACGGTATTCACAGCACCGTCAAAAGATACCGAAGCACGTAGCACAATCGGTGCTGTGTCAGGTTTTAAGAACCATGACTTGCTAACGGGATTGTCCCATACAGTAATGATTGTACGATTTTGTGGATTACTGTCACCAGAATAAAGATTCGCCCACGCCATCGCTGAGAACGGAGTTTGCGTAAACTGGTCCGCTGTATTCAAAAACGAAAAGGTTGATCCGTCAACGTCATTGGTACGAATTGCCATCAGGTGAAACTCACTTTAACGAGTAGCATCGCCCAGTCGCCTGTCAAATCCGTTCCTCCGGTCGGAGCCACACGAGTCAGTTCAAATTGTGTCGTCTCTCCTGCCGTTACGCCGAGAGTCGCAAGCGTCACTGTCTGCGTATCCTCTTGGAAGAACTCGTTGGTCGGGATGTCAATGTCCGTGAGTTGCGTCGCTGCACTCCACGCCTGCACTGCCGCGTTATCCGGGATACCTCTGTTGTATATGTCAAGGCCGACGGTGTTCGCTATTCCCGGAGCGGTCTCCGCACGTGCCACGAAGTCAAAGACAATGTTCGTGGCACCTGCCGGAACTTCGATGGTGAACCCAACTCCCTCCTCTGTCGTGTCATCGAACAGTCTTACCGTCAGTCCAGCGTTGTTGCTGTCCGCCGATGCAGGCGCGAGCGCGTTGACCGTCCAGTCCGCGTTGTTCGGATTCTCAAGCTGATCCGCGAAGAACTGGAATTCAGAGAAAGCAAGGAAAGATAGATTAGCATCGAAGAAAGTGAGCAACTGCGTAAACGTAGCTTCAGACAGAACACCTCCATCGTTGGTAATAATTGTATCGCCAGTAGCGATTGCTCCGCTCGCCGGTTGTGCTGTGATGGCTGTGACATCAAGAGCCAGAGCCGTTGCTCCAGTTACCTGTCCAGTGTGCGTGGCATTCGTGACCTTGGCAGTGTTAGCTGGGACATCCACTGCAATGTTGATGCCGTCAACATTACCCGTGAGTGTGATATTGCCAGTGATATCTAGATCGGACCCATCGTACGTGAGTCCGGTGGTTCCTTCGATAGTACCGTCTCCAGTCCAAACGCCAACTTGATTATCGACAGGAGTTCCAACCTTTGCTACGTCGCCGGTTATCTCAGAGAGGAATGCCAGCGTCTCTGCGTCCTGTTTGATTCGACCAGTGAGGCCCGTGAAGTTGATGTCAGTCGTCTGGAAAGCTGCAAAGTTGTAGTCCACACCGTCGTGGTCTTGGTCTACAAAATCCGTACCACCACCGTCAATTACTCTGAGAACGTTGCCGTCAAATTCCCAGCGCGCTAAGTTGCCGCTGACGTTAAATACGAGTCCGCCCGCATCGTGACTGAACACCATGGAAGTCGGATCAATTGCTATAGCCTGATTGTTAATCCCACCTTGGATGATGCTTAAGACCGGGATGATCGTGCTCTCACCATCCAGTGACAGGTTGCCGTCTTGGAAGAAGTATATGCTGCTTTCGGTGAAGAACGTGGAGCCCGCGCCGAGTCCGAAGGTCTTAGCGCCGTCGTCGAACGTGAAATTCGCAGTCCCTTCAATCGTACCGTCACCTGTCCATACTCCAACCTGATTATCAACCGGGGTGCCGACCTTGAATACGTCTCCTCCTGCCGCACCATTCAATACAAAGTCAGTTCCTGCATCGTCGGTGTACATCAGAACGTTCGGTACATCGTCACGTACCCAAACCTGACCACGAGCAGCGACGCTTGCCAGTCCTGCCGCTCTTTCTTCAAAGAACGCAGACTGTTCGTGTATGAACTCCAAGTCTTCCGTCATTGAGAAGATCGGAAGTCCAGTTTGATTCGCCGGATTCCAGAATCCCCAATCATGAACCTGCGGGGAAGAGGTCATGCTTGACCGACTGTAGAACCCCGAAGGAGAACCTCCATTATCATCGGTAGACCAGACCGTTGAGGCGGACGCTCCGATGTTGACGTGGATGAAAGCCTTACGAACGTCAGTCGTAGAAGAACCTCCGCCGGAGATCCTACCAAGAGGAGATGTGGGTGGAGTCGCCGGATTGATCAGAATAGACGAGGAAATTACCGGCTCGTACTGGTTGTTGCCGATATCCCAAATTGTTACCTGACCATCAACAGTTCCAGCGACGACGTTAGCCCCACCACCTCCAGCAGGAACAGAGTACGCTCCAGTTTCATCGAGGAAGTTAGTCGCAACACCCGTAGCATCGAGTGTCACTCCATTGACGCTTACGCCTGTGATTGCTGCGTCAAGGTTGACGATGGGGTTGACAGGATCTGTCGCATCGACGGTGATATTAGTGCCGCTGACAACGGAGTCCACCTGTCCTCCGCCTCCACTCGCTATGTCTGCGAGGGTAATTTTTCGGCTTACTTCTTCTCCGGCTTCGAGGACCGTCACCTCAAAGAGAGTATTCGGAGCATCCAGAGGCGTAATAGCTGGAGGCAGATCTGAAATTTTTATGTTAGCCATCGAGATCTACCTCATTCTCGTTCACCGTTGCCTCTTCAAGCACGCGTAATCTTCCGTCTTCTGTTGCGCGCGGACTCTCGCCAATAGCTTCTCGAACACCGAACAGTGAGTTCGGGTTCGGATTTGGTCCACCTGTCGTCAGGGGTTCATCAGGACGGTAGAACGGCAACGTAATTCGATCTGCCTGACGCGGAGCCAGACGGTACGGATCGTAATCATCAAGATCGTCGATGCAAACTTTCAGCCCCGGTGAATTTGGGTCCGAATACAGGTCCTCCAAAAAGAACTTGCAACTACATCGAGCACAGATGCCTATTCCGTAAGTCGTTTTCCCAGTTGGATCTAAAAATACGGGCATGACTACCTCGTGTACGGTGATATGTTAGGACGCAAATAAACTTCGGACTCGTCGGTCTCTCCCGTCCATGCGTCTGTCAAATATTTTTCTGCATCGAGGTCCAGTCGAGGGATAATTATCTCCTGCACCTCTTTAATTTCTCTGCCCAGTTCTGCCGCCAAGTTACACACGATGGCAAGGTACCAACGATCCGGCACTTCCAGTTCATCTACCATCTCACCGACGTCTTGCAGCTGTCGTTGCACGAAACCCGTGACCTGAGAGAAAGTAAACTCAGCTGCAGGATTCGGCCACAGCTCGATCTCCGGTTGAATGCGTTGTTTGTCGTACCAGAACTGAGTCGGTCTGCCAGTACTTGATTTGTCAGGCAGGTTTGCATAGTCATTCCGATTGAGTTTGTACATCGGAATCTCATTAGGCTTGTTGCCATAGAACAGTTCGATGACATCGAGCACCGTGGTACCCGTCGCGCGCAGTCGATACGCATCGAAATCGTTGACGCCTCCCAGTACGCCTTGAACGTCCACCCAAAGCCACTCATTTTCAACGACAACCTGACCCACCCGTGTGAGGAGAGCCACCGAATCCACGAAATTATTGTTCGTTCCCTCGATCACGTAGTCCCAAGTTTCTGAGACGTTCGGCAGGATGCCGAAGGTAAACACATTCGTAGCACTGTCCAATGCCATCGTGATCGAACCTGCAGCGGATACCTGTGTGCATGCAGTGGTCAGATCGCTATCGAATGCGTTGTCAGCAACACCCTCCGTGGCACTTGCATCCCCCGTGATCCGATTCAGATTACGAAGGTTGATGGTGTACGTGTCTACGGTACCGACAGGACACGGAACAGTTGCCTGACGCTCGTAAATCGGCAGCAGAAGCGGGATGACGTTCCACAGCTTGATGCCCTTGTTGACCAAGGTCTGCGTGTACAACCACAGCAGGTCGAGAGCAATCGTAATGTGCTCGCCCGTGATCTCTTGCTCGACCATCTTGCAGCGACGAAAAGCATGATCAATGATCTGCTGATTCGTGAAGACGGTCGAACCGACTGTTCCAGTTGTTGGCATTAGTAGCCGCCTCCTCTCACTCTGCTACGACCACCACGAGGTTTTGTCCCGTGACCTTTTGGTCTCGGGGACCTGACGTGCCGGTCCATGACTTCTTTAGCGACTCTGCGTGCCGTCTTCTCTACGGAGCCGCCACGACTTTTTTTACTGCGCCTCCGACTGCGTACTCCATCAGTCCACCCTTCGCCTTCACGTTCTTAGGCATGCCCCGTCCGGATGCTTTGCGACGAGCGGAAGCACGCACTTTGTGCACACCACCTTTCATGTAGCCGCCCTTTTTATAACCGGGTTTCAGACGCTTGTTGCCACCAGCCTCGACTTCCTGTTGATTGCGACCTGTCTGTGCAGGCTGCACACCGTGGTCCATGGTGTCCTGCTTGCCATGTTTCTCAACGAACTGGGCAGATGTGTTGCTCTGCTTCACCTGACCACCGTACTTGTAGCCCATCTTGCCGCCTTCGTGGACCAGCCTATCGTGCACTGAGCCGCCATGCATCTTGACGTTCGCTGGCATCGTATTCCGTTTACCTGCAGGTCCAGATTTCAGGTTCGGGTACTTGTCACCGGGCTTGCCGAACTTGCCGCCTTCGGCCATTTTCTTCACGTGCCCGCCGCGCATGTAACCTTTTACTTTATGCACGCCCGCTGAACCGGTGAAGCCCTGCTCCGCAGGGAATGAAAAATCCTTCACGTATGTCAGTCCCACGTTCTTGCCCATTTTCTTTCTCCTTATGGTGCAGATCCGATTAGTAGCCAAGTAACTCCATCGTTTGATATCCATGACTTCGATGCGCCAACGGCAATGGTGATGGAGGAATTTACGCCTGCACCTATATCATCGCTTGTGGATGGGAATACTTGCAGTATGTTCGCTCCATCATTGTAAATCGTCAATCGTTTACCAGCTACAGCGAGCATCGCGGTAACTACGTCGTTAGCGTTCGCAACGGTTGACACAACATTGTAGGAAGAAAAGAGAGGCGCTTGGTTTTGTGTCTGAGTTGTAGATGCTGTGAGTCCAGTATGTAAGCTGTTTGTCTGGATTATCTGACCTGTCTGCCGGAGCCAGCTAACAGAGGCAAGACCGCCAGAAGCTATGCCGAAGTTATTATTGCCGACACGGTATATACCAGTGCCGGTATCAATCTGAAATCCGATAGGAGGTGCGGCAGCAGATCCCCCCGGAAGCTCGATTCGCCCGGTCGTAATATCAAGTTTGGAGCCATCCCATATTAGATTAGCATCGCCCTCAAGCGTACCGTCGCCTGTCCACACTCCGATTTGATTGTTGACGGGAGTGCCAACTTTCGTTACGTCGCCTCCACCACCACCGGCACTTACTATCCACTGAGTCCACGTTGCATTCGCGACAGTCGCTATGAACGATGCCGACTCTCCCGATGCAAGTGAGATGGCAGTATTCGTACCTGCGCCCAAATCATCCCCCGTTGCCGGGAAGACATCGGCAGCATTCGCTCCATCGTTCTTTATGTACACGACTGAGTTCACAGCGAAGACCGGAGGAAGCTTGACCGAATCGCCAGTTGTCGCAACGACGCTCAGGACGTTGTAACTTTCATCAAGCTGAACGGCACTGCCTTGTCCGCCTGTTGCAAATGCTGTGATTGCCACGTTGGCTTGGTGGGATTGTATGACACCAGAATTCAGTTCATTCAGACTGATAGCTTCAACGCCACCAGCGGAGAATTTCAGTTGATCGGAGCCTGAACCACCCGAATACATTCCTGAATTGCTGTCTAAGCTGAATGAGTATGTAGGACCTGAAACGGTACCAACCCTTGATTCGAACACAGAATTTGGAGACTCAATGAAGAAGAAAGCACCCGCTTTTCTGAAGTGCATAGCACTCGCGCCACCGAGGATTATATCCAGTGCGCTCGTAACGCCACCGATACCTGTACCCGGATCGCCCAGAGCAGGAATCAACGTCGGGTTAGTGGCAGTCGATGCTTCGTTCTGTAGGCTAGGACCGTTTCCTGCGACTCCGACAAAGCGATCTCCTGTGAAGGTCCATCGGGCTGTTCCACCAAGTGTTATCTTGAGCGTGTCATCTACTGACTCATAGATACCAGTATCGCCGTCACCGAATGCTAATGTAGGAGCAGCAGCATCATCATTTAGAGGCAGAAGAAGGTGCGATCCGTCCCATCTGAAGTTCGCGTCACCTTCGATTGTTCCATCACCAGTCCAAACACCGATCTGGTTATCGACGGGAGTGCCGACCTTGCTTACGTCGCCAGTTCCTGCTATCTCCTGAAATACGATCTGGGTCCAAGTAGAATTGGCGACCGTCATCATAAAGGCTATTGACTTACCAGCCGCAAGTGAAACTGCTACGTTGATTCCTTGACCAAGATCATCTCCGGCTGAGGGGAAGACATCGCAGGCATTCGCGCCGTCGTTCTTGACGTATATGAGTGAGCCCACTTGATTTGATAGTGGGAGTTTTACTGAATCCCCCGGTGACGCAACGGTCGTTACTACATTATATGATTTGAAAAGTTCTGTGGCGCTTCCCTGTCCACCTGTCGCGAAAGCTGTCACTCCTAAAGTGGTATCAAATGCGTGAACGACGCCACCACTGGCTTCAACAAGAATCATTCCTGAGATGCCGCCAGAAGCTAGACCTAATCTGTCATCTCCGGCGCTATAAATGCCAGTATTCGTATCGCCTTGTCTGGGCAAGAGTCCGGGAGAAGCTGCACCTGTTGCTACGTTGCGCATCTCAGGCCCGTTGCCAAGAGCAGACTGTATCGCTACTCCAACTACATTGAAGTTCGTACTGCCTTCAATAGTGCCGTCACCCGTCCACACGGGAAGCTGATTATCTGCTGGAGTACCGACCTTCGTTACGTCGCCTCCCCCCGGAGCCAGAGAAAGAAGTTGAGTGACAGTTAATTTTTTGTCTCGCGAATCTCCGCTCTGACGAACACCTAACAGATCCGTAAGCGCAGGGACTGATACGGCAACAAGATTGGGAATGGTTGAGTCAGCCATGGGCTAGTCCTCTATGAGTCGGTTGTCGGAATTGCCGTCATCAATGAGCAGGGCATCGCCACCGTCATCAATGAGAAGGATGTCCCCCCCACTGGGGGGAGCCGGGGGTCCGGTGACCCTGTCACTGGTCACAACAGCGGCAGTGACCGACGCTCCGGCCACTCCGCTTCCCGTTGTGCCGCCCATTACAGGGTTCCGGCTTGGATTATCCTCAGGACCGCTTCTCCGTCACCAGAGTTGGTTAGCAGTCTACAGGCGCTGACAGGGGAGATGAACGTTGCATCTGCATCAGCTGTGAGTCCAGTCAAATCAGGATGAGCGACCCAACTGTGGGGTCCGGGAAAGTCTCCGAACACATCATCGAAAGTAAATTCGACAGTGACATCCACTGTTCCGGTTATGACGATACCAAGACTCACGTTGAACGGAGTCTGATACTGATCAAGTGGAACAGTCTGCGAAGCCCCGACATCATCCGTCCCAATCTCAACGTCCGTGGCGAATGCTGCATCCGCAGCAATCTGCGTTACGGTGCTGAAGCTAAGCTCCGTCGGTATAGTGGTCGCATTGGGACCAGCAAGTGTCTCACTGATTATCGCGCCGGAATCATCCGTACCCGTGATAGTGAAGTTCGTCGCACTGATGTTGCCAGCAGACTCTAATATCACTCGTCTCTGTGATCCAAGCTGGGCGACACCGTCAACGACAAGTGTTCCGTCGAGGGTTAAATCTCCCGCTGCTCCCAGTTGCTGATCTTGAGCAACACTGATGTTAACACCAGCAGCAAGCTGCCGCGTTTGTACAATGGGCCTCATGTCAATTCCCTCCTCAGGGTGAAGAGCGAATTACGCGCGTTCTTTCGCCGCGAACATGTAGTCCACTGTCATCGTCTTCGC